AAATTTAATTGTTTACTTTTTAAAAATAGGCATTAAAACGCCTTTTAACGGTCTTTAGAAAGCATTAAAACGCTTTCTACTTTGGCGTTAGCAAACATTGCCTAATATCTGCTTTACACGCTCTTGTATTTCATCATCACCTTCCTTGTTCAATGTTCCGTACATTGTTGGGTCAAGTCCTTCAGGTGCTTTACTTTTTACCCAATCAGGCAATAAGTTGTAAATAAACTTAGCATCTTCATTCGACAACGATTTGCTAACATTGGCTAAATCAAATGCTCTCTTTAGTTCCTTGTAGTTTTCTTCCCAAACAATTCTGTAATCCACAGGAAGAGGTAGTCCATTAACTAACACTCGTTCATCTCCTGCTTTCATTTCAATAGGTTCTTTCATTTTATCAAATTTTGTTGTTATTAAATCGCACTTGTTTTAGCCGTATCATTAAATAAATGCGGTTACTACCTCTAAATGGTTTCTAATCTCGATAACTCTCTTCCTTATCTCGTCTATTACATCTTCATCTCTTTCTATATCGAAAACCTTAATACGATACTTCGGGTCTATATTATCGTAGTCGTGGCTCATCATATCGTACTTGCATAAATGCTCAGGGGTATTCATTAAAGTATAGACTAACTTAGCTTTCTTTTTGCCAGTCAAAGCCATATAGCACTGGAGTTGATAAAAGTAATCTTTATTAGGTACTTCTTTCTCTAATAAAGGAAAAGTGAAACAGCTCCAAGCATTTTTTAAGTCTATTACAGTATCTTTAGTAATAACGTCTGGAGTACCTACCATAAAGTCATCTTCGAAAGTTTCTTCGTTTTTCTTAATCCCTTTAAGATTTAAGTGATTTTCAATGTACTCGATAGATTCTACTTCTACCTCATTACCTTTATCTACGTACTTATTATTTAACTCTTGTCTACGTCCGTATATTTGCTCTTTAACCCACTCATCTAAGTAAGATAAAGTAGTTTTAGAAAGTTCTCCTTTCTTACGAGCGTTCGTCATTATCTTACCGCATTGGCTTGGACTTATTTTAAATTGTTTCATAGTTATTCGTTTCTATCTTAATTCTATTTTTTCAACACAACAATCATTAAGCTCTCTTAAAAAAATGTATCTAGATATATAATCTTTATACTCGTCTTTAACCCATTTAAAACTATATTTTTCTGTTTCGAATTTTTCATAAAAATCTTTATACTCTTTAAAAACTCTATTAAATCTATTAGCGTATTTAACAGCTTTAGTCTTGCTTTTAGTTGCAAATAAATTAAACTGTCTATAATCTTCGTATTCGCCAGTAGAATATGTTACTAAATATACTTTCATTACTCACTAGCTAATTTAGTTAACTCCTCTTCTACGGCTTTAGAAACAGTATACTTCTGCTTTACTTGGTCCATAGAGTAACCAGATTTAAGTCCTACTATTACGTTATTCCATACTTTATGACTAGAGTTTAAAACCTCTTTCTTTTTAGGAGTAGGCTTCTTAGCCGGTGCTTGTTTCTTAGTCTGCTCTCCTCCGGCGTCAGTATCCTTATCGGTAACTAATCCTAAGATAGCTGATAACGAGTAACGTCTATAGTATGTAATCGCTGAACCCATAACTTGAAATTCGTTCATACCTTTTAAAGTAACGTCGTTAGGTATAATCATCGTACTAGAAAGGCTTTCCCCCGTCTCTGCGTGAAAGATTACCGTTTCGATAGTATTAGCACCTAAATCGTTAGTTCCTAATAATTGGCTAAACCCTAAACCGTTCTTTTTCAAGATAGGGTTAATAACTGTGAAAATTTCAGGTAAAGAACTGTAACTATACCCGTATCCGCTAGTCCCTTTATGTATAGAAGGCACTTCTTGTTGAAACGAGGCTAATGCCTTAAATAAATTCGTCTTTTCCATAATGTTTTAAAGTTTGTTTATTAAAAATAAGTAAATAATTGCTTTTAAATCAGCTACCGCACCCGATACAAGTAATCGGCTCTGGTATATTCGTTTTATAATCTTCTCCGTTATCATAAGCTTCTAAGTGTTTTTTCATTTCGTAGTTAATAGAGCTTTTTTCTAGTCCGCTTTCCGCTCTTTCTAACTGTTCTTGGTAAATCTTAATAATCTGTTCTCTTGTCATCTTCTACGTTATTTAAAGTTAAAAATCTAATTCTCCACATCGTATCGTTAAATCTCTTTTCTGTGTGGCTATCTAACCATTCCTTATGGTTAGTGTAGCTACCGGGATAAGTACTTTTTCTTATCCCTTTCGCTAGTCCTTTGAATTGGTTTCCGTTTCTCATTATCTTACAGTCTTTAATTGTTCTTTAATTTGGTTAGTAATTCTTAATTCGAACTCTTGCTCAGTTTCTTTATCAAAAGCTATAATTTGACAAGGAACTATCTCACCAGAGAAATTAATTAGAATAGGGTCGTTATAATCACACCAACCAGCGCTAGACGATACGTTACTTCCGTTAACTTCAAAAGTTATATGGAAATAATAGTTATCTGATTCTAATTCTTCTAAAACTGGGTAAAAGTCTTCAAACTGTTCGAAGTCTGATACTAGAGTGTCAAAGTCAATGTCTAACTCTAAAACTTCTTGCTTTGCTAATTCTTGCGATTTCATATTATTCGTTTTTGTTATTCGTTTCCTCAAAGATATATAATCTTGTTTATAACTTCCTAATTATTAACTAATTTTTTTTAAATTAATTTATAACTGCCTCATTTAGAGTAAGAAAAAGTTTAGAGGTGAAAAAAGGGACCGAAGCCCCTTTAATCAACAAACCAAAACAAAAACACTATGAAAAAAACGAATAAATGTTTAATTTTTTAATAAGCTCTTTAGCCGTCTCAACATCAATCTTACCGAAGATAACAGCTAATATAATTACTCCTACGATACCGTATCCTAATAGTCTAGCGTAGTCTACTTGACCTTTAGGAGAGTGAGCTTCTTCAGTCTCTACAGACTTTTTAACCTCTTCAGCGATACCGCCTACTAAAGGAACGGCTTTTAAACCTCCTAAAGCGATACCTTTTAAAATACTCTTAAGCTTTCTCATATTACTAATTTACTTATAAAAATACGTTATTAATATTACTACTTATAAAAAAGTACGGTCTAAATCCTCGTCAGAATATACGTAAGCTTCTCCCTCGTATAATAGAGAGTTAGTTAACGTATAATCTAAGTTAGAGCTACTTAATTGGTCGTATAGATATAAATCATAGCTACCGGTATCTACTTTTAAAATAGCGTTTAAAGGGTCGTTAGAACCGTCTTTACCGGGTTCTGTTAACTGTAAGCTAATAAAAGGACAAACAACCGGAGAACGGTCTAAAAAAACGAACTCTTTAGCCGTTATCCTATTAACTAACCTAACTAAGTAATAAGGACTAGATAATCCGCTAGACTTGTAGAATATTAAATCGTTATTTGAATCTTGTAGTATAGTCATTAGTCAATCTCTGTTATTAATACGTTTAAATCTGTTACTACTATATCATTAGCATTACTTGTGTTTTTAACGTGCATCTCGATGTAATCTCCGTTGCTATGAGATACGACGCAATTTGTACTAATATTTTGAGAATTACCAAAAGCACTCGTAGTTGATTTAATTTTACTTGGCTCTCTTACTGCTCCAAGTTTAGAATCATAAAAACCAAACTGACAAGTATCTTGCCCTGTGTTCGGGTCTGTTTCTTGTATCTCAATATTATCAATTAATATACCAGGATTAACACCAGCTGAACTATCATTTTTCCAAGTAAATACTAATCTTTTAGTTGTACCAGCATAAGCTGTTAAATCAATACTTTCGTTATTCCAATCTGTTTCTGGATTCGTTCCATAGTCTAAATTGAACTTGTTATTGTTTGTAGTAGCTCCTATTCTTCCATTACCTCCAACAGAAGCCTCAGCCGTTAAAACTTCACTACCAGCAGTTACTGTATCAGTTGTATCTGTAATTACTACCGCTCCATAGTCCCACGCAGTACGACTACCACCATCTTCTCCAGCACATTTCCAATCAAAAGAAAGGACAATATTAGTTGAAGTACTTCCAAAAGTAATATCCTTATAGAAATGTGACACCTGAGAAGTTGAATTGTCATACTCTGCACTAACACCAGCATCATCAGAAACATAAGCAGAATAAGTCCCTGTTTTAGCATCTGCTGTACCTACTACCCATTCATTAGTAGTGTCATTTACTACTGTCCAAGAGTTAGCCGTAAAATTACCGCTTTCAAAATCTTCATTTAATAAAGCAGCAGCAATATCATTAATCTTAAAGGATAGGTTTGCTTGAATTAAATACTTTCTTTCAATATCAGCACTACAAGTCAATCTATTGTTAGCGTGTGAGTATTTTGAATTATCTACTGAGGCTGTTGTAGTTCCCAATATTTTAGTGAAGTTGGTTGTATCTGCTATTGCTGTCGTTGTTAGATTGTCTTGCATATACATTTGACCGTTCACAGAAGTATTCGGAACACCTACACATTTAATAAATAAAGCTTTGTTTGAATCTGCTAAAACTCCGCTTATATAAGTGCCACCCGCTCCAAAATTAACAGTATCTAATATATACCCCTCTGTTGGTATTGTAGCGGCTGCATCAACATTGATCCCAACAGTAGAACCAAATACAACAAAAGCCGAATAAATTATTCTAAATCGTCTTGTTACTGTTGCCGTTGAAGAGATATCAATAATTGGATTCGCTGCTCCAGTTCCTACAAAAATTGAATTGTCAACTCCGATAGTACCAACAGAACCAGTAAAGGTTAAATTTGTAGAACTTAAAAACGCACCTTTTGAATATATCCAGTTATCACAAGTCGAAATAGTACCAACATTAGGAATATTTAAAAAATTAACACCAGTCCAATCTAAAGCTACGGGAGCGTTAGTCACTCCGTTAATATCAAGACAAGTATCTACATCTTTAAAAGTTATATGCCTTATCGGTGTTGTCCATTCAGTAGTAAATAAAGCAACTCCAACCCCTAAACCTGTAGAAGTTATTGAGCAATTTTCAGACGAAGCTCCAAGAATAACTGTATCTTGACTACCTAAAAGTCTATCTCCTAACAAATCTACGTCAGCAGTAAAATAGTAAGTATGCTCTGCTAATAGAGTTATAACACCCCCTACAGGAGACGGTAAATCGCTTTTAGAAGCTACAAAAGTTAAATTAGTTATACCGCTATCGTTAACATCTATAAGTACTCCTATCTGGTCTATCAAGTTCTCTACACTAGTAGAAGTAGGAACAGTAATAGTACTCCTTTCTAACTCTACCACCGGTGCGGTACATTGTTTAAATACTACAGAATCAACTCCTTTTGATTCCATTATTACATCATCTAAAGGGATAGTATCTATATCGTTACCGTAAACTATCTTTAATTGCCCTCCTTCTACCGTTATTGTAGCCATTATGTTAAGTTATTTAATTTAGTTAATAAATCATTTAAATCTGTAGCAGAGGGCGTAGTAACCTCACTTGCATCGCTTATAACAGCAAATCTAAAGTTAGCACCTTTAACGATAGATAAATCATTTCTTAAAACAAATCTAATATCGTTTTTAGCTATCGCTTTTACCTCGTTAGTAATAGTATTTTTTATCTTAAAAAAACCTCCGCTATTAGTTATCTCAAAAGCCATATTCTACAAAGGTTTAAATCCGTCGTTATCTCTTCTATAATAGTCTAAATGGTCCTCATCGTCAGTGATAATACCTGAGTTACCGTAACCGTCAAAAGCTAAATTAGTACAACAAGAGTCAGAATCTCTAAATAGAGGGTAATCGTTCTCGTTATCTCTTAAGTAGCAGATTAACTGGTCTATTAAATACTCCGCGTTCTTCTTCGCTAAGTTCTTTCTAATCTCTAACGACCTACTATCGATAGAAGTAGCCTCGTCCGTACTTTTAGACTGAATACCCGTAGGACTTACCTTAGAATGTAAATAAGGGTAAACCGTATAAGCTACCCACCAGGCTAAACCGCTCTTAATACCTCTAAAAAGTCCGTCGTTACCGTTTAATAAGGTAGTATTTAAAGCCGTTAAGGTATTATTCTTAACCTGAGTTAAAATCTCCTCGTAAAGCTTTTCCCCTAAAGCCGTTCTTACGTATAAATCCTGAGCCATAGTTATAGCAAAGGATAAACTACTACTCTGAACGTTATTAGATATATCGGTCCAATTCTTAACCTCTTGCTCCGTTATTAATTTTGTCTCTGCTAGGCTCATTATAACATACTTTTAACTAGTTCTTGAATATTAGTATTAATAGAATTAACATAAGTCTTTAACTCGTTAATTTCTATGTGTAGTTGGTCGAACTGAATCTTACTAAGCTCTTCTAACCTCTCTACTTGTGTCGAAGTCTTATTATCAATTAGTTCTAATCTGTTTTCTAATTTAGATAGCTCAATCTGCATAATCTCCACCTTTCTCTCTTGCTCTTTAATACCATTATGAATACTCTTAAAGAAGTAAGCAACTACTGCACCCCCTCCAGTTACCATATACTTAAATAAGCTATCTAGGTCCAACATAATTCTATAAGGTACTACTCCTCTACTTTTAAATTAGTTTCCTCTTCGTTTTTAATCTCATTAAATAGCCTTCTTTTTAAGTCTATTATTTCTAATAATTGGTTTTCGTCTAACGCTAATTCTTTTCTAGCAATAGCGAATACTACTTCGATGTTTTTTAAGTCGTTTTCGTTCATTATAAAATAATTTCTGTGTTAATTACTATACTATTAAATATACTAATTATTAAGCACTTGTTACTGCCTAAGAGTTATACTATTTTATAGTACTCTTTAATACCGTCTAATAATTGTTGCTTATTAAATAAGCCATTCTCTAAAGCATAAATAGTACGCTCATAGGCTTGAGTTCTACCCATTACTGGCGTTACTCCGTCCTCCTCAAAAACAAGATTTCCTGAATCGTCTTTTTCTTGCATTTGTGAACCATCAAAATGCCTATGTTCTTGACCTCTTACGATTTGATACCCTGATGTTTTATCTTCAACAACCACCCCACTCGTAGCGTTATACAATTGCTCTCTAAGGTGAACAACTATTTTTGGTGTTGTTACCTCTTGTCGTGGTGCTTGAATTACTGGAGCATCAACAACCAATCTTTTATTTAGTCCAGTATCGGTATCAATACCTAATTCAATTGTCCAATCTTCTGTTATTACTATTGCCATTTTTTAATTTTTTAAATATTTTAATATTGTCTATTCCCATTCCCTAAATCAGTTGACGCTGTTACTGTTATGTTTGCATTTAATGGAGTTGTTGCATTGTCAAAACTACAATTAGCCACTTTCATATTCATAGCTACATTACCTTTTATACAATTAACTGTTGAATCAGCAACTTCAAAATCACAATTAACAAAAGTAAGAACAGATGCTCCGTCGTCAATAATAGTGGCGTGTGCTGAACCCCCTGTAGTTTTTTCACTTATAAAAGTACATCTTTTTAATTTACTATTGGAAGTACTATAATTATAAAATGGCACACCATCTTTATTCCTAAAAGTACAATTAATCCAATTAGTCGTGAATCTTGAAAGTACAGCATAATTTCCCGAATTAGTGGTAAAGTTTACATTTTCAACTCTTTCAGCGTCAGCAATAAAGGCGCAATCAGTAGTATCACTAAAAACATCGCCGTTAATTAATATTGAATTACTAGGTACGTTTAACGCTCTTATTCCACTAGTAGTCTTAGCATAAAAATTTTCTATCTTGTAGGGACTCGTAGAAGAATAAACAGCGTAACCCGATACACTTATGGCTGTAAAATCTTTGACTATAGGATTTAGCGACTCCAATAAAACACAATTACCACTATTAGATTTAGCATCAAAGTTCGTCGCTGATGTTACAGCAGACCTAACTCTCAAAGCTGTTCCAGTTCCTTCTGCTATTGCTTTGAAATTAGTAACATCACCACCAGCATTTAAAAAACAAGCCATTCCAGAACCTGTACTGATAGAAATAAAATTTGTTAACGAAACACCTCCTAATACATTATTCAAATAAACACCATAACCAGTATTAGTTTTAAAAGTACTGCCGCCTAGTTCCCAAATATTAATTGGTGTTATTGACAAATCTACCAGTAAAGCTGAACCTGCTTCACTATAAACGTAACAATTAGACATATACAAATCCCCAATACCAGATACGAAATGTAAAGCATTTCCAGTTCCAGTAGTTTTTATTATAGACCCATTTATTATTCTAATTATATTATTTTGTAGCTTGTTATATATAACAGCACTTGAATCATTAGCGGTATTAGTAATAGTGAAGCCGTTTAAGTCGAAAGTTATATTATCGATATTCGTTGTTGTATTTGTAGAAATAGCCGCAGTTGTTGTTATATTATCGTGTAAAGTAACAGTAATATCCCCACCTAATAAATTGGCATCATTTAACCCCGATTGTATGTCAGCGTAAAAAGTTGGAATCCCCGCGTCAGAACTGCGGACAATTTCAACAATCCCATAACCAGCAGATAAAGCAACCCACGCTGAACCATCATAACGGTATAACGCTTCTAAATCCGTATTAAACACAAGTAAATTAGTGGCTGGCGTACTAATCGCATTCATTTGAGCCGTAGTAACTCTTGGAATTAATAAACCTTTATCTGTTGCAGATACTTCAAGTTGTGATGAATTATCAGGCGTTGCAGTACCAATACCGACTTCTCCGTTAGTAAAACCTTGTTTGAACGTGTTTAAGTTAACTGAATGATTAGCGTCATTCGTTAAGTCTGTATTAGCTATATTGGTATCACTACCACCAGCGACAGTTAAATCAATAGTCTCTATCCCTCCGTCGTTAGTCTCGGTAATAGTTACCGAACCGTCTGAACTTACAAGCTTATCTATTAAGTATTGAGCTTGTTGGTCGTTCTCTGATACCTTTACCTTAAAAGTACTCTGAGCGCCTTCTAAAAATATACCTAA